AGAAACGGAGAAATAAAATGGCAGAGATAGAAATGGCAGGTGTTAAAATGAGTGGTTCCAAACTAGTCATTATACTTCCTTTACTGGGTACTTTAATAGGCGGACTTTGGGGAGGCTTTGAAATGTATAATAGACTACTTGAAGCAGAAGAAAAGTTAGCAGGTTTAGAACCAGAAGCAATTCAGCAAGAGTTAGAAAATATTCGCGAACTTACTGATATTATCAAAACAGATCTAAGAGATGATATTACTATAGCGATGGACTTAGCAAGAACAACAGATAAAACATCAGCAGAAACACAACGAGAAATTAGAAATGATGTGTATGCTATGGAACGTGATATGAATGCACGTTTTAAAGAGATTGATTCTGATGCTAGAGAGTTAAGAAAAGACTTAGAAGAAAAGATCACAACTATACTTGAAAACCCACTAAACGACGTCGAATAATAACTAAATATAGTTATGAAATGGTTATATAGTGGATATGCGGTTGTCATATCTATAGTACTTTTACTCGCTTTAAGAGTGACAGATCCGACTCCAGTACAAAGTTTACGTGGACAAGTATTTGATAGTTATCAACAACTTGATGAAATCATTCCAAGTCAAGATATTGTATTACTAAACTTCGGTGAAAACACTTTAGCAACATACGGCCAATACCCTTTTCCCAGACAATACTATGCTCAATTAGTTGTTGATGTTGCAAGTAAAAATGGTGGCGTATTAGGTTGGACTATTATGTTTCCTGAAGAAGACAGGTTTCAAGGCGATGCCTCCTTTGCTGACATGCTAATGCAAAACAAAGTAAATGTTCCAGGTGCTAGGCGTAACCCAATTAATTATAATGTCTTAAGCCAGACACCAAGCATAAAAGGTATAAAAACAACTGGACCGCATATAGGAACAGGAACAATAGGACCTGTACCTGCAAAAAACTATTTACTAAAATGGCCTAACATTGTTACCAATGTAGCAATATTGGAGACTGTAGTAAATGGCAAGGGTGTAAATGCATCTGCTCCACAACCAGATAATCAAACAAGGACATATCCATTAGCAATCACAGTAGAGGATAGAATTTATCCTAGTTTTGCTGTGGAACTACTTAGGGTAAAAACAGGTAATAAAAGTTATATAGTTAAAACAAGTGAAATAGGAATACAAGAGATTGCTGTAAAAGGTTACGAACCAATAGTAACACAACCTGATGGTACAGCATATATACGTTTTAATAATAGTTTTGAGACAATAGAGTATACTGGTGCTGATAGCATACCAGACTTAGCAGGTAAAACGGTTATAGTAGGAGTAACAGCAGAAGGTATTGCTAATCCGGTACCAACACCACGTGGAAACTTGTATCCACAAGAGATACAAGCTCATATGCTACAGAACTTTATAAGTGGTAGCAATATAACAAGAAGTCAAACGAGTGCGTTCTATGAGCTTCTTACAGCCCTTCTAGTAATGCTCTTAGTATCTTTAGCGGTGTATAGACTACCTTTACTGCTAACAGCACCTATGAGTCTAACTATACTAGGCGGTTATACTTATTATAGTGTATATATGTATCAAAGTCAACTAGTACTATTAGATGCTACTTTCCCTGTAATAGCAGGGTTCTTAGTGTTCACACAGGCGGCATTTAATAACTTTTATAAACAGTTTAAATTGCGTGAACAAATTAAAAAACAATTTGAGCATTACCTTGCACCAGCAATGGTTAAAAAATTACAAAAAGATCCAAGCCTACTAAAATTAGGCGGTGATACAAGAACAATGACTTACTTGTTCTCAGACATACGTGGATTCACTCCTATATCAGAACAGTTTAAAACAGACCCACAAGGTTTAGGCAAACTTATAAACAGATATATGACACCAATGACTGATTTAGTTATGCGTAAAGAAGGAACAATAGACAAGTATATAGGAGATGCCTTAATGGCAATATGGAATGCTCCACTCGATGTAGAAAATCATGCTCAGTTGGCTATAGAAACAGCAATGGAAATGGAAGTAGAACTAGCAAATCTTAATAAAGAACTTAAAGCAGATGGCTTAATGGAATTAGGTGTTGGTATAGGTATTAACACAGGCGATGCAGTTGTAGGTAACATGGGAAGTAATCAACGTTTTGATTATACAGTATTAGGTGATAGTGTAAACTTAGCGGCACGTTTAGAAGCACAGACAAAAGAGTATGGTGTGTTCTTTATGTTTACAGAACATACATTAAAACAAATTGCATCACCTGAAAATTTAGTAATGCTAGATAAAATTGCAGTTAAAGGACAAACATCATCAGTAACAATTTATACTATACTAAACGATCACAAGTATGCAAGAGTTATAAATAGAATGGTAGATGCATATCAAAACAGAGAGTGGGCAACATGCTCAAATCAAATAGAAATAATTAAAGATCATCGATGGAATGATACTTTAGCAGAATTATATGCAGAAAGAATAAAACAGCCTATGCCTATAGGTGACTGGGACGGCGTCATGAGAAAAACATCAAAATGAAAACACTAGAAATTAATAAAAACAATTCGGTTACACAACCTTTTGATTATCTATTAATAGAAAATTTTGCACCTATGATACAAGACCAAAGTATATATGATGAATATATGCAAAATTATAATGTATTAAATGAATATCCTGAGCTATCAAGTCTTTCATCACATCCTATAGAAGATGAACTGCAAGTAAATAAATTATCTATAATAAAAAATGTAAACAAGATGTGGGATTTAAATGTATGTGATATTTACATTGGCATAAATTCCTTTAATAAAAAAGGACATGGATTAAGGCCACATAATGATTTTCACGAAATAGATAGAATACCTGTTAGGGGAATACTTTATTGTAATCCTATTAAAAAGTTTGGTACAAATATTCATACTTCAGACGACTCTGATCCATTAAAGGAAATAGGCGGGAATCCTGGAGACTTACTACTTATAAAAGTATCAGAAGATAGTTGGCACAGTACAGTTGTGGTACAAGAAGATTGTAGCGATCGTATAACTGTAAATATGTTTTTTGTAAATGAAATAAAAGAAAATACTAATTTTAGTATAAATGACTAAATAGTAGTATGAAAAAGTTTATACACAACATATCACAAAAAAGCAAATCTGCACTAGCATGGCTATGGCAAAAAACTAAAGTTGTTGCTAAAATTACAGGCTCACTGTTATTAAAGTTATGGAAAGCAATACTTAGACTTTGGTTTAAAATATTTTACGAAGAATACGAACTTACGGTTTGGTATCTTAAAGACTCTGAAAGAGATAGTTACGGAAACATAGTTACTACAAGAACTCATAAAAGATATCTATTAAAGAAGATTACTAAGAAAACTCCTAAACATATCAAAGGAAAAGATATGGATAATAGAGCATTTGAAATTAGAACTGTAGAACCTTTTGATTACCAAATAAGAAAAATATATTAATTATTCGTCTGGCTCCCAATCTTTTAAATTCCTAAAAAACATATAGTAATGTCTAAAGTCTTTTAGTTGTTGTTTCGCATGAAACATTTCTAACGGAATACCATCTCCATGATCAACTAAAGGAAAATAATATCTCTTTATAATTCGTTCTAATTTTTTAGTGTCTGCACCTAAGGCATCTAAAACTATATTATTAAATTCTTTATCGGTTACTAAATCCACAAGCCAATAATGGTAAGGATTATCTGGATTATATCTTCTTATAACTTCTCTAGTTTCGTAGTAAAGAGCTCTTATAGGATTCATACTAGGACGGTAAGAATTCATTACTTCTTTAAATCTAAAACTATCATGATTTGTAGATTGGTTCTTCATTACACGAGCATAGTCACTTTTCATCGCCTTTTTAAGTGAGTCTATATTTTCGCCAATCTTATGGCGATACTCTTTTAAAAGTTTTTTAAATATTTTCTGATACTTTGCCGGTAACTGATCATAGTAAGTCTCCCGTATGTCATCTATTTCAATGGCACCTTCTAATAGTGTATGTGGGATTGTTTTAGTTCTTTGAAACTTATCTAGTTCGGTAGTTATCCGCAAAATAACAAAATCGATAATCTCGCCTTTGCTCATATTAGTATTTATCAGGTATGAATATCAAGTATAGTATGTAGTTTCTGTGTTCCACCGTTCTTTGTAAGTGTAATTTTTGCACCGTTATGTAAAGGCTTTGGCCATTGGCCTATGTCAACCCAGGCATACCCGGCACTTTCTCCATTAAGTTTTGGTGGTTGAAATTCTTTATCAACTACATATACAAAACTGTAGTAATAAAAGTTTTGATCTTTACTTTGATAAACATCTATAGGATTTAGTTTTTGTAGTTCTGGAACGAACCCGATTTCTTCGTCTAATTCTCTAGTGATACACTGGTAAGGAGTTTCATTCTTCTCCATCATGCCTCCCCAAAAACCCCAAGTGTGATTAAATCGTTTGTTGCCTTCTCGTAGTTGCAACATACATCTTCCTGTGTCTTTGGCTAGGAAAACTACTCCTGCCGCTGTTGTACTCATATTATAGTGCTAGTCTCCAGAACCCTGGATTGTATTCTCCTTCATAACTACTTATCCATGCTCCATCGCTCCACTTGTACTGACTGGTAGTAAATGTATTAATAACTTGTTGTATATCACTGTTATTACTTGAATCAAATACTACGGTCCACTTAGTACCGTTATATTGTATAATATCGTTAGCAGAAGCGTCTACGGCCCAATTAGGCATGCCTACGTCGTCAATGGACTCTGTAATTAAATATCTTTGATCTATTGCCGCCGCGACTAATGTTCCATCTCCTGGATACGATACTCTAGGGTCTATAATTTTATCTACTGCTGTTAATGTTGTTGAGGGTAGTGTTTCTGTGTCTAAATTAAATATTAATGAAGTTTCACTAAGAGGATTCGCAACAACTGTACCTATAACTTCGCCTAAAAGATCATCGCTATCTGTACCTATATTTAATTTTAGTAAACTAGTTGCGGTCAATTCACCTACCATGTCTATAACGTCTGACCATTTCTGTACCACTCCTGCCGCATTTACTAGTGTTGCACCACTACCTACAATTTGCACATAATAATCATTGGGTGTAACAACTATTTCAGCAGTATCATCTATACTACCAAAGAAGTCTGCATAGTCTTCACTAAAGCCTAATGTTTCTATATTTTGTGTTGAATGCACATCTGCAATAATACGTTGAATAATACTTTGTCTTTTAATTTTTGCTGGAGGACTAATCCAAATAGGTATAGCAAATGTTAATGTTGATATATCAATATTTTCATCTACACCTGCAGGTATTCCTCGACTGCTCCAAGCAATATCTGTAAGCTCAACTTCAAATACACTTGACCAATCTAAAGGATTATCATTGCTTTGTAACTGTATACTTGGATTAAATAAAACAAATATTTGTTCTAATACCTGTAATTTTGTATCTGTATTTGTAGTCCATAAATCAACTTGTAATGTCATGTTATATGGAACTGGCATGTATCTTTGCGTAGTAAATAAGTTTCCCTGTTCAGAAGTATATGAGCCTGCTTTGTTATCCCATTCTCTTTCTGCTACTTGATTGGTATCAACTAAGAAAGGTTCATGTGTTCTATCTCTAGCAGGTTGAATACTAGATATATTAACACTTATAAAAGGAGCACTATTAATAACATTCTCTGAATTGTTACGCAAAATACTAGCAACCATTCGTTGTGCATCACCATATCTTGCTGGTACACGATTGTATCTAATACCATCTTTAGTGTTTTCTTTTACTTTAAAATTTGAGAATATTCTTATGAGCTGAATAAGATAACGTTTTATCTGTTCGTCATACCAATAATCTAAGTTTTTACCAGCCATTTTACTCTTCGCCTAATTCGTCTATTTTGTATTCTACACTTCTTATTGCATCTTTGAATACTTCTTCTAATTCGTACACTTCGCTTTCTAATTTATTCTTTGCTTCAAATACTTTACGCTCTTGGTACTCGTCTATCTTAATTCCGTGTTCTTCTGCAAGTGTATCCAGTCTACTAAGAATAGAAATATAAGTATCTACGTATTTAACATCTTTAGTTATGGCTCTAGCATCTTCTAACGCTCTTTCTAAATCGAATTTTTTATCTTCTAATTTATTAATTACATCTTGATTTTCTTGTAATTTCTTTATTTCTATAAATTTCATTTTTAATTATCCGTTTTAGGTTTTAATACTTTACTTAGATTTTGTCTTTCTTGTATGGCTTCACCATCGTTTGTATTTGTTAAAGTGTCGTTATTAATAAATCCTGTTAAAATTCTATTAGCCGCTGACCATACGCCTCTACTATCTGTACCAACATTTAACCAACGTGTTCCAGATTTTTTAAATAATCTGTTAGGACTAAAGTCAGTTCTTAAGAAGTAATCACCATCACTAGTTCCACTTGATGGGAATGTTGCTCCACTGCCTACTAAACTAATTCCGTTAATAGGTGTACCATCTCCAGCCGCAAAATCTAATGTAGGTGATGGTTTACCTGGAACTGTATCATCAAAATATAAATGTGCAGTATTTCTAAATTGAGGGTCGTAAGGAACATCTCTTTCTGCCTGTGCTAATATTTTATCGTTAATATTAATTTCGTTAGCATAGGTGCTTATCAAGTTTCTTAAATCTTCTTCCTCTTCTCCTGTACCAAGAATATCTCTGTATTCTTGTGAGTCTGTTATAGGACCTAGTTTAACTCTCCAAAGATGTGACCACCAACGTGGATCATATCCTTCTGCTGGTCTACTTCCGTCAGTTACAACATAAAATCTGTTTATTGCCTCTTCACTACCTAATAATAGATCATCTCTTAAATGAGGCAATTCTAATACATCACCAGGCATAAGTTTTCTACCTATAGATTCTATCATACTTTCTGTGTGGAAGTTCATAAATAACGTATCATTTGCTAGGAACATTCCAAATTGTGTTAAATCAAAGGCGTCATTATCGCCTATATTATATTGTCCTCGCATTTCATATATGTCGTCACTATATTTTCTATCTCTGTTTTCAAGGAACAATAAGTCCTGTATGAAAACTTCTGAATCGTTAGCAGAACTTGAAGGTCTCGTAGGGTCTTTTTCATCTACTGTTTCATGTATTCCTAGGTATTTGTGTATATGTACACCAGTACCTCCTGCGTAGATGTGCTCACCCACAACACGATCTATGAACGTGTAATCATTTGTTTTTGTCGGATTCCATAAACTTATTCTTGGCATGCTACTATTTATCAGTTTTTATTCTAAACACTTGCCACAAGTTTCTACACATTGAACAGTATACTTTTTATCATCAGATAATTCACCTTTTATTCCTTTAGGAAGTGTTTCTGCAAAATACTTACTAGCAAATATTTTCTCAGGAGGATTGCTTTCTGAGGGTATTAAACTTTCTATATCTTTAAATTGTTCTTTTAATTGTGGGTCAACACCATGAACATGCATTCCGGCACCTATAAAACAACAAGGTATAAATGCACCAGTACAATCTATATATAAATCAGATGTATGTACACCCACACGACAGTCTATATCGTAATGTTCTTCTAAGTCCGCAAGTATTTTTGTTCCAGTTCTTCTCAGCATTCTGCCATACTCATCTACAGGGACTATTTTAATATGTTCTTGTGTTGCATCTTTAGGTAAAATAGAATAAGATAATTCTCCTTCAATGTCAAGTACTTCTATGGGACTAACAGAAACATGTGTATCACCTGGTTCTGTTCTATAATTAAATCCTACTGGATCTTTGATATCTAATCTAATACCCATATCATTACATATTTGTTGTACTTCTGGTATTTGATGTTTGTTATGATCAAACTCTAAAAATTGCCAGACACTTGGACCGCCTGCTTCGTTATATGCTTTTAAGTTATTCCAGACTTTATTCCATTTAACATTTTTCCTGTATATATGATTTGTATCTTCTAAACCATCTATGCCCCACATTATATACGAATTAGAATTTTTAAAGAACTTGCCTAATTTGCTCCACCATTCTACAGATTTGAATCCACCGTTTGTGTGTATAGAAAAATAAGTGAAAGGTTGACACTCAGTTAAATATTCCATTATTTCATATAATTCTGTACATGATATTGGATCACCTTTTGTACCACAAAACTCCCAATGCATTACATTACTACAAAATTCTCTGCCTAGTTGTGTTTTAAAATAATTAACATTAAGTTCAATATTTTTTATAATTGGATTCAATTCACCTCCATTAAACCTTCTTACACATACAGGACATTGTGCATTACACTTATCTGTAAGTTCTACATGTACAGATTTAGGCTTGTTAAATATTGGCAAATACATACTCATACTTATCAAAATTTTATTAACATATATTATAAATAGATACATGACAGCAGTTAGAGGCGCAAGGCCTATAAGAAATAAAGAACTATCTGATTTTCATTTTCACTTAGATAAAAATGATATTTCTATTCCGTCCCTAGAAACATATAGTACAGTATGGAGAGAGTGGTTAAACTTTAGTAATAATAAAAGTTTAAAAGGATTAGAAAGTTTTTCTCATGCAGATTATACACAGGGTACTAGTCAAACTTTTGATAATTTTATTTTAAGGCATAGTAAAGACCGAGAAATAATTGTGTTAGAAGGAGATTTTCAATACCATGCATGTTTAGGAAAACATGTAGAATTTAAATATATACCTTATCCACACCATTTAGAAGGAATTTTAAAGGGGCCTGGATTACATGCATTATTAATTAGTGCTCCTTTTAGTGATTTTGGTTGCATACATCCTGATTTTGAATACATAATGAAAATATGTAATGTACATGATATACCTGTATGTTTGGATATAGCATATTGGGGAATTGCAAAAAATATACACATAGACTTAGATAATTATCCAGCAATTAAAGAAGTTACATGCAGTCTTAGTAAGCCGTTTCATACATTAGAAAACCATAGAGTGGGTATAAGATTTACAAAAGACTATGTAGATGACGGTATTAGTATGCTTAACGAAGTTAAAATGCAAAATGAATACAGTATGGCATTAGGTGTAGCATACATGAGACACTTTAGCCCAGACTATAATTGGGAAAAGTATGGTAGTAGATACGAAGAACTTTGTTCACAATTAAATTTAGTATATTGTGATAGTGTTATTTTTGCTCTAGGAGATGCAGAAAGACACGAAGAATTTAATAGAGGAATAGAAGGCAATTATAGAGTCTGTATTTCGGAATATCTTAGCGACTGTTAAATAAATAGTAGCAAGATTACATTACACAGGAGACAGCAATGATAGTAAACTCCCACAACGATTGGGACCCTTTAGAGGAAATAATCGTAGGACATGCTCACCATAGCAGAATAGCAACTGATATTTCAGCAAGAAGTTTTAGTTATGCACCCTTTAAAAAGGAAGACGTAGAAAAATTAGAAGGCACTTACCCACAATGGGTAATTGATGAAGCCAATGAAGATGCAGACGGACTTGCAGATGCACTTACAAAAATGGGTGTTAAAGTACGCAGACCTAAAATTATAGATTGGGACAATGTAAATTACGACATAGGCCAAGGATGGAATACTAAAGGCTGGTATAGTTGGTGTCCAAGAGATTTAATTTTACCTTTAGGCGATATGCTTATAGAAACTCCTACTCCAGTAAGAGCAAGATACTTTGAAACAAAATTATATGAGGATATAATGTATGAAGCATTTGAAGATGGAGCATTATGGCTACAAGCACCTAAGCCAAACTTACATGATGACATGTTCCAATTTGATGACATTGCAGATAAACCAACACTACTTAACCATGAGATATGTTTTGATGCTCCTAATATTGTTAGAGTCGGTAGAGATTTATTATATCAAGTTTCTAATTCAGGAAACATGAAAGGATATCAGTGGTTAAAAAGATTAGTTGAGCCTATGGGTTATAAAATGCATTACAGTGAACTATATAGTTTTGCACATTTTGATAGCACTATTGTTCCACTTAGACCAGGACTAGTACTTATGAATAGTAGTAGGGTAACACCTGATAATTGTCCTGAAATGTTTAAGAAATGGGATAAAATATGGTTTGATGATTGTGTAGTGCAAGGAAGTAAATTAGCAGACGAAGGCTTCATGCCTCCATGCTCACCGTACATTGGAATGAACTTACTAAGTGTAGACGAGAATACAGTTGTATTAGACTCAGCACAAGAACCTCTAATGCGAGAACTTGACAAGTACGGTATAGATAGTGTACCTGTACAGTTTAGGCATTCTATGACGCTCTCTGGCGGTATACATTGTGCTACTTTAGATCTTAGGCGTAAAGGTACGTTAGAGAACTACTGTGATTAAATACGGAAAGATAGATAACTTTGGAATCACTAATGACCAGATGAGTCAATTAAACTTTGACGACTACTTTCAATGTTATCAACAAACACCTGCAATAGAACAATACTATACAGAGCATAATAGTAGCATATGGCAAATGTTTGAAAAATCTCCACAATGGGTACATGATTTAGCAAAAAAGATACCACAAGACTTTGATCATCATGTTGTAAGTGTAATTAATATTCCACCAGGGCAAACTATTCCACATCATGTTGACAAACATTTTAAACTTAAACAAGAACATGGCGAGGGCGAAAGTTATCGTTACTTAATATTTTTAGAAGATTGGAAACGTGGACACTATTATGAAGTACACGATCAACCTTTTACTAAATGGAAAGCAGGTGATTGGGTTAAGTTTGGTATAGACGACTGGCATATTGCCGGAAACATGGGAGAGGAACCATTTTATTCCTCACAGGTAACGGTACTAAAAAATGATTAAAGGCCATGTAGATCTTACTTGGTTAGATGAGAGAGAATTATATCTAACAAAGTTTGTAGAAGAAACAAATACAATTTGGTCAGGCGGGTATTGGAAAGATAACAATATGGCAATTCCGGATTATCCCACAGAAGGTCCTATTGTTTTGCAAACATATGATGAATATGCACCTGCATACGCACAAAAAATACGAGAACAGTTTCCACACATAGAACATTCTATGGTTACAGTGAATTGTATAAAGCCAGGTAGGTTTATAGGACCTCACATAGATAAGTTTTTTAGACTTAATGATCTAGCAAAATTAAATAAATGGGATATAGAAGGAAAAATTCCTGTACGAGTTAATGTTTTCCTACAAGATAAAATTATGGGACATTTTTTAGAAATAGCAGATTACACATTTCCACAATATAGTAAGGGCGATTACACTTACATTTTAAAAAACCAAGTACATTGTGTTAGTAATGTTAGCAATATAAACAGATATACATTACAAATAACAGGGTACGCAAACACAAAGGACATACAATGAGAATATTTATAACAGGTGCTGACGGATTTATAGGTTCAGCAATGGTTGACAGATTAAAAGATAACCACGAACTAGGTTTTTTAGAATATGATTTAAGAGATCATAAACAAGTAAAAGCACAACTACACGACTTTAATCCAGATGTTATAGTGCATTTAGCGGCTAGAACAGAAGTACAAGACAGTTTTTACGAGCAAATAGTGTTTTCAGAAGTAAACTATGTTGGTACAGTAAACTTAATTGAATCTGCATCTACATTGCCTAACTTGAAAAACTTTGTTTTTGCAAGTACAATGGAAGTATATGGATGGCAACCAATTAGCGATTTAATTAGAGATGGATTAGAAGAAGGTATCATTGCATTTGACGAAGACACACAACCAAATCCAAATGCCCCTTACGCCGTTGCAAAATATGGCTGTGAAAAATACTTAGAGTATGCACATAGAAGTTTAGGTTTACCATTTACTGCTATTAGACAGACAAATGCATATGGTAGAAAAGATAACGACTTCTTTGTAACTGAACAAATTATTACACAAATGTTAAAAGATCCTAATGAGATTAATTTAGGATATGGCGAACCATACAGAAACTTTATTTACATTGATGATTTACTTGATGCATGGCAACAAGTAATAGAAAACCCAGATAAATGTCAAGGTGAAATATTCTGTATTGGACCAGAAAATGCAATTAAGATAAAAGATTATGTAGATATGATTGCAGAAAAACTGGAATGGAAGGGTACAGTAAATTGGGATACCAAACCTCCAAGACCAGGTGAAATTTATATTCTTAATAGCACAAACGCAAAAATTACTTCTAAATTAGGATGGGAACCTAAAGTAGAACTAAGTGATGGATTAGATAAAACTATTGCAGTTTGGAAAGATATTATTGAAAATGAGAAACCTCACAATCACGATATGCCTCACAGGAAATTTTCTAAAGGAAAATAAGCTCTTGACAAAATTCTAAAATTTGCTATACTAGTGATAATTTTTACTAGGAGTAACAATGGAACCATATTTAATTTTTTTACTGTTTATTATCGTAAATAGTTATTTTTCGTTCAAAGCAGGCGAAAAAGCAGGAAAATTTGTCGGAATGATAAGTATTGTTCAGTTCTTGAAGGAAAAAAGAGTCCTTAAAGATAAAAAAGATATAACAGGATTTAAAAAGTGGCCTGAAGCGATAAAGATACTTTATACCACACCAGATCCAGATTTATTTGAAGACTGAGACACTACATGGCAAAACGAAAAAAGAAAAGTTTATTTTTAATACCAGAACCAAACTGGCAAGAGCTTTCAACATTAACACAAGAACAAGATAGAATTGACTCCTTTAAGAAGGTTGAATATTTTGTTCATTCAGAAATTGATTCCAAAGCCAAATCTAAGGCAATGAGGAAATGGATTACAGAGAATAGTGGTTGGACTCAAGAAGAAATTAAATTAACAACAATCACAGCTCTAGATCCTTGGTTACAAATGTCAGGCAAATATGCTTGGGTATTTTATAAAGTCGGCTACATGCCTGAAAACTGTCTGAGTCACTTACATGGTAGCAGAAAAGAAGAATTTGTTAAATTAGGTCAAAAATATTATAAAGAACAGAAAGAAAAAGTAGAAGAAAAAAATGCAAAGCCGGTTATAAGTATTCAAGAAAGAATGGCAGAGCAAGTTTCTGAATGTATTGGAGAATGGGAATACTTAATAGATATATTTGTAGAAAAAGGCGATATGGATTTAAATAACTTTGACCCGTATAAAGATATGCAAGTTTATAAAGGTGGTGTAATAAAACCTGCTCATGCAAAAATTATTAAAACTAGTATAGAACCATATATAAAAGAAGCAGAAGAAGTCTTGGCATGGAAGGATGAAGATATAAAAGAAGCATATGGGCATATGACTTTAAAGATGCGTAAACAGTTTTTGGAATTCTATCAAAAGATAGATATTGCATGTGATACATATATAGAAACTGGTAAAGCAAAACGCAAACCTCGTAAGCCTAAAATTGTTAGTAGGGAAAAACAAGTATCTAAAATAAAATATCAAGTCAACGACAGTGATTTAGGAATTGCAAGTATAAATCCAGCAGAAATCATTGATGCTACAGAAGTTTGGGTATATAATACTAAGACTCGTAAAATAGGTGTTTACAAAAAAGGCGAGTTAAGAACTGGTTTAACAGTTAGAGGTACCTCTATATACGATTATGAGGAAGGCACAAGTGTACAGAAAACATTAAGAAAACCATCAGCACAATTAAAAGAGTTTAAAGGTGCCGCTAAGACTAAAATGAATACTGCATTTAGTAGTATAAAAGCAACAGAAATTAAACTTACTGGGCGAATAAGCGATACTATTATCATTCTAAAGGCTTTTTAAGGCAAATTTAGATAAATAGTAGTATGGCACAAGATCAAATAGGATATAAAAGTAGAGAAGAATTAATTTCTGAAGTACAACTTCGTTTGGCTGACGGCATGGTTGATGTTGAATTAGACAGAGAACACTATGACGTAGCAATAGATAAAGCGGTAGGTATTTACAGACAATTAAGTTCTGGGTCTGTAGAAGAAAGTATTATATTTTTCAATACAGAAAAAGATGTAACTGAATATATCTTACCAGATGAAGTAATGGAAGTTAGAAGAATGTATCGTAGAGGTATTGGTACCAATAGTGGCGGTACAAACTTTGACCCATTTGATGTTGCTTTTAATAATATGTATATGTTACAAGCAGGACAAATAGGCGGACTAGCAGTATTTGATGCTTTCTCACAATACAAAGAAACATTAGGGCGTATATTTGGTAGCGAATATAACTTTTTATGGAATAGAAACACAAAGCAACTTAAAATTTTAAGAAACGTAAGACACGAAGAAGAAATTGCAGTTGGCGTATATAACTTCATTCCAGAAAGTATATTATTAAGAGATGTTTATTCAAGCAATTGGTTAGGATCATATGCTTTGGCAATGAGTAAAATGATGTTAGGTGAAGCAAGAAGTAAATATACATCAGGACTACCAGGAGCAGGTGGAGCCATTCAGTTAAATGGTGATGCTCTAAAAGGTGAAGCCCTCGCAGAAATGCAGGCACTTAAAGATAGTGTACATGCATACGAAGAAGGTAACACCCCTCTAGGATTTGTAATAGGCTAATGTTAATAGGAATAACCGGTTTTATAGGCAGTGGCAAAGATACAGTAGCCAATATGTTTGTAGAACGTGGTTGTGTTCATGACAGTTTTGCCTCCCCTCTTAAAGATCTATGTTCCAGTATTTTTGGCTGGGAAAGATCTATGTTGGAAGGTGATACATTAGAAAGTAGAAATTTCAGAGAAACGCCTGATATGTTTTGGACTAAAAAATTAGGTGTCCCTAACTTTACCCCCAGACTAGCATTACAATTATTAGGTACAGAAGTACTTAGAAATCACTTTGATCAAGACATTTGGCTTAATAGTTTAGAATACAGAATACTAAAACAAACAGAAAATGCACCTTGTACAGTTATAAGTGATGCACGTTTTAGAAATGAGTTAGATTTAATAAGAAATATGGGTGGCAAAGTTATTTGGGTACAACGTGGAGAGTTGCCTGAATGGTTTGAAACAGCAAGTGAGGCTCATAAAAATGTTGTAAGTAGAAAAATTATGACAACAAAATACAGAGACATTCATGAGAGTGAATGGAATTGGGCAGGCTACCCAGTTGATTACATTATTAATAATAATGGCACCCTCGAAGACCTAGCCAAGCAAGTAGAAGAAATTAGAGATTGGAAAACAGGCGAATTTAAAACTACACTTAAAATAGTTTAATACCAGTTAATACCTCATAATTCCTTAAATACACAATAATTTAAATATCTGATAAATAAGATTAATACAATAGTATTGATCAATACAAATAGGAGAAGAAAATGGCAACATTAACATCACCTGGAGTAAGTGTAACAGTATCAGATGAGAGTTTTTATGCTCCCGCTGGTTCTGGTAGTGTTCCTTTAATCGTCGTAGCGACAGCACAGGACAAAACAAGTCCAGACGGTTCAGGCACATCTGCTTATACAACTTCAGCAACTGCTGGAAAACTTTACAAGATTTCTAGCCAAAGAGAATTATTACAAAATTATGGAAATCCAACTTTTAAAGCAAGTGGACTTACACAATTACACGGTAATGAGCAAAATGAATTTGGATTATTATCAGCATATAGTTTCTTAGGAATAGCCAATAGTGCTTACGTTCTAAGAGCGGATGTTGATTTAAATGATCTTTCAGCAACTGCAATAGCACCAACTACTAAACCTGCAAACGGTTCTTACTGGTTGGATACTACATCATCTGTAATCGGTGTGAAGAAATGGGACGGATCTAATTGGATTAAACAAACAGTTAAAGTACCAGCAAGTACAAATTTAACTACTGGAGATGTTCCTAAAACATCATACGGTATTAAAAATGACTATGCGGCTGTATATTTTACAACAGCAGGTGCTACTAAAGACACAATTAAAATTTACCAAAAGACAACTGATACAGTATGGGACGTAATTGGAAGCTCAGGTTGGGGAACAAATACATCTTCAGCAGATTTTCAAATTGGTGATCACAGTGATTTACCTTCCACAAGACAAGGTGGTGGTTCACTAGTATCAGGCGATGTATTCTTACAACAGAATGTATTAAGTAATGGTACAGATTTAAAAATTAAATTATATAACAGCAGTACTGGACTCTTCACAGAGCAAACAGCATACGCAAGAAAGGCTATGTCTGATGCTTGGGGTACAAGTTATCACGGTGCTAATCCAGTAGTTGGCGATATCTTTGTTGATGTTGCTGGTGTTGGACAAGACAACGAACAAGCATGGTTTACGCCTAAAAGACATAATGGAACTACAAGTGTAACAGCAGAAAGTACTGCGGCATTAGTTGGTTCAGAAGTTGTTATTTCAGCACATGCAAGTAAAGTTAGTATGATTATGCAAGTTAATGACGGTTCAAATGTTAATGTAACATTTAGTACTGATGCAGATGCAAACGGTAATTCAAGTGTAGACGATATGGTTATAGATATTAATACAGCAATATCGGCCGCTAACGCAACATTATCTCATACAGCAAATGTTATAGCAACAAACAACAGTGGAAAACTTAACATTACTAATAGTGATGGTAAAGATATTCTATTAATGGCTGGTAACGTATCAGGGTTTGCCCCGACACAACTTAACCTTACAGCAGATGTTCCTTACAGTAACTATGAAGCATTAAGTTTTACAGCAAAAGCAACTGAATTAACAGGAACTTTAGCAGACAAAACTTTATGGTATGATGCAACAGTAAGCACAGCAACAGTTGATTTACTATATAATAATGCAGGTTCATGGGCAACTTATACAGGTGATGTACAAGTTAAGTCTACACAACCTACAACACAAAGTGACGCAGGTGCATTACAAACTAGTGATATCTGGGTTGACGGAAGTGACTTAGAAAACTATCCTAAAATTTACAAATATAGTTCAGCAGGTGCTTGGGTACTAGTAGATAATACAGACCAACTAACACCAGCAGGTGTTGTATTTGGTGATTTTAGATCAACAAAAACAAGTGCATTAATTAGTGAAGCAAACGGTCTTCCATCACCTACAAAATATCCTAGTAATATTTTAGCATGGAACAAGATGGCAAGTGGCGGTAACGTTAAGCAATATGATAGTACTTCAGGATTATGGAAAGACTTTAGTGGTAACAAGGCAAACGGTGCTCCTCACATGTTGAGAAAGGCTCAGAGAAAAGTTATTGTTACTTCTTTACAATCGGCTCTAACAGCAAATCAAGATATTAGAAACGAAACTAACCGTTTCAATATTATTGCAGTTCCAGGATATCCTGAACTAGCAGACGAAATGATTTCTCTTGGAACAGATCGTAAGAATACAGTATTCAGTATTATTGATGCGCCATTAAGACTGGCCGCAGATGCAACTAGTACTTCTAACTGGATTAATAACAATGCAGTAACAACTGAAAATGGCGAAGATGGTTTAGTAACTAATTCACCATATGCGGCTGTTTACTACCCACACGGATTATCTACTAACCTAGACGGTTCAAGTGTTATGGTTCCTGCAAGTCATATGGCTTTAAGAACTTTAGCATTTAACGACCAGGTGGCATTCCCATGGTTTGCACCAGCAGGATTCCAAAGAGGATTAGTAAGTAATGCTTCTGGAACTGGTTACTTAAACGCAACATCAAGCGAATTTACAGCAGTTGCTTTAAGTGAAGGACAAAGAGATAGTCTTTACAGTAATAAGATTAATCCAATTGGAAACTTCCCTGGACGTGGAATTGCAGTATTTGGACAGAAAACTTTAAACCCAGTATCAAGTGCTTTGGATAGAGTTAATGTTGCAAGACTAGTTGTTTACTTACGTGAGCAATTAGATGACGCAGTGAAACCATTCTTATTCGAGCCAAACGATGAAGTTACAAGATCAAATGCTAAAGTAGTTGTTGATAGACTACTTGGTGAACTTGTTTCTCAACGTGGATTATTTGACTTTGTTACAGTTTGTGACACAACAAATAACACAGCGGCAAGAATTGATAGAAACGAATTGCACATTGACATAGCGATACAGCCTGTTAAAGCAGTTGAGTTTATATACATTCCAATAAGAATCCAAAATACTTTGGGTCAAACAGGATAAGTTTTAACTTAAACTATAAAAAGGGCGGTTCTTACTGCCCTTTTTTGTGAATGAATTATATACGCAGTTAACCTTTTTGGGGTCAAAGTGATAAATATTCGTATATAAAAGTTCTAGGAGAACAATATGGCAGTATCAAGTGCAACAACAGAGACTAAAAGTAAATTTGGTGTTCCGGTAACGGGTAATACAGGTTCAGGTGTTTTAATGCCTAAACTAAAATATAGATTTAGAGTTAGTTTTTTAAACAATTTTGGAGGCAATGCAGAAACTAAAGTTTTAACGCAGAACATCCAATCAGTAACTAGACCTAAAATTTCTTATGAAGAACAGGTTATAGACAGTTACAACTCGAAAGTTTATGTTCAAGGTAAACATACCTGGGAACAAATCAATGTTACTATACGTGATGATATCACTAACCAGGTAGCAAAACAAGTTGGTGCCCAAGTGCAAAGACAGTTAAATCATTTCCAACAATCAACACCAGCATCTGGTAGCGACTATAAATTTGACATGCAAGTAGAAATACTTGACGGTGTTAATGCAGGTGCTACTGAAGTTTGGTTCCTTGAAGGATGTTTCTTAACTAACGTAGATTACAGTGATGGCGACTATAGTGCAGGTGACCCTGTACAAGTTATCTTACAAGTTAGATACGATAATGCAATTCACTTTGAAGGTGACAATGACATTAACGGTAGAACTGTAAGTGGAAACCCATTCCCTGAAACAGTGAGCACAGGCGCAGGAACATTAGGTTAAGGAGTTAATCCTTAATGGAGTTTTTCAAATCAGGCAATCATCGGAAGTTCTTTCTTAAGGACTTCCGTAACGCCGAACATTACAAACCGGATATTGCTCCACCAAGGCAGAAGTTTCAAGGCTATGTAAATTTTATTATTAACAGGCGTCTTATAGGAATGCTACCTGATTCAGCATCTTTTAGAACTAGAATATCCTCATTAGTTAGAACTGCAACTTTACCTGAAGTTAGTTTTAATACAGAAGTTAAAAATTCATTTAACCGTAAAAAAATAATACAAACTGGTGTTGAGCATACGCCTATTAGTGTAACGGTTATGGATACTATTCAAAACGAATGGCTTACATTGTTTATGAAATACTACAGTTATCATTACATGAATCCTAGAAATAAATTTAATGATAATGAACGTGATACTTCTTTTATGGGTGGTGACACACATGGCGGATATCAGAAATCCAAATTTGGTAACCAAGGAGAAGCAGGAGCAACTAAAGGATATCAATGGAGCAGTAATGATTTTGGAATGGACTTAGGAGTAACTAAAAACTTTTTTGAAAGAATAGACATGATACTTTATCATGGTAATCAAGGTGTACAATATTCTTTATTTAATCCTATGATGACAGGATTCTCACCAAGTGAAATAGATTATAGTGCCAGTGAATTAATGGATTTTAAATTAGATTTTGAATATGAGAACTTTACAACTACAAATGTTTATAACTTTGATCTTAGTGAACAAGATAAAGCCAGATTTGAAAATATGGAAGGTGTAAAATTACCAGGAATGGTGGCAAATAAAAAACCTATTGCTTTACAACCGCAGACTTTAAATATTTTAAGTGGCGAAGCAAACGAAGAAGAAGGATCAAATTCAGGTAGAGGCAGAACAAGCCAACCTAAAACAGGTGGTGAAACTGGTGTGGATAGTTATTTAAATACAGATAAACTGTACGACGGTTCAAGTATTATGGTTTCAGAACTTTCTACAGATTCTAAAGTAAATAAATTATATACTGCATCTAAGCCTGCAGAAGATGAAGGTGAGACAGGTTTTATGGATGGAGTATCCGACTTTTTAGAAAATAATCCTTTTGGAAGAATAATAGATAGAGGGTTATCAGGTGCAGTAAACGGTCAAGACTTAGGAGATGTTTTAAAAGGTGCATTAACAGACGAATTTAATAATGCCATTAATGATCCTGAAAATGATACATTCTTATTTAATAAAGTTGAAAAAGGAAGTGAAAGCGATAAGCAAAGTGATTCCGGTAACAGTAACGCAGGTGCCACTGCTGGCGGAGGAGGCACATAATGAGTACTTCTTTATACGATACATTTGGTAACCAAATTGAATACAAAGTATTGCAATCCACTCTAACAACATTTTTAGAAAATGCAACAATAAAATTTCCTTTACCTCAAGCAAGTTCTCAAATATTAGGCGACTTTGCAGAAAATTCTGTACAACATATAGATGGTCCTATGTTAGAACAAATTAATTTAAGGTTAGAAAAACTAGGGTTTAAAGAAGCAAATGCAAGAGCTCTTGCTATAGTTTTAATAAAAGTTGCAGAGCAACAAAATATATCACCAATAGATTTCTTTAGTATAAATGAAAATACACTTAACATTACCAAACAGGCATACGATGCCATTAATGCTCTTAGACCTAATGGCAACAGAGTTAATTTAGTTACACCTAAAAACAATTCCAAGAGTCCTGTAAGTAAACTAATAAAGTCTTAACATGGCCAAATATCAACAAGGTTTGTATGAAGTCGCCAATACTAGTAAATTTGTAGGCTCAAAGCCACCTAAGTACAGAAGTAGTTGGGAGTTGGCATTTATGCGTATGTGTGATAGTCATCCTAATATACTTAAATGGGCAAGTGAAAATGTAAAGATACCTTATAGAAGTCCTGTTGATGGTAAGTATCACAACTATGTTCCAGACTTTATGATACAATATCAAGACAAAGACGGTACAGAACATGTAGAACTTATAGAGATTAAACCTGCTAATCAAACTACATTAGAGAATGCTCGTAGCAGAGGACAAGCCATACAAACGCATATAAACGCCGCTAAGTGGACGCGGCACAAGAGTGGTGTAAA